AGCAAGGTATCGCTGGTCCCAGGGGACCGAAAGGGGAAAAAAGTGCACCTGGACCGCAAGGATTAAAAGGTGATCAAGGTATACAAGGTATACAAGGTATACAAGGTCCTATTGGTCCCCAGGGAGAGCAGGGCAAACAAGGTGTAAAAGGGGATAAAGGAGATCGCGGTGAAACCGGTTTACAGGGTATACCAGGTCTAAAGGGTGATAAAGGAGATATTGGTCCCCGAGGCCCTCAAGGTGTAAAAGGTGATCCAGGTAGAGACGGTGAATCGCCAGATATTGAACCATACCTAAAAAAGGTATCAGAAGAAACTAGAAAATTCCAAGATAATATTAGAAGAACAATAACAAGAGCTTCTCTAGGTGGCAGCTCATCCGGTGGTGGTGAAGTACGTTTAGAGTTTTTAGATGATGTAGATAGAGACTCTGTTAAGCAAAACGGTAAAGTATTACAATATAATTCTTCTACTGGTAAATTTGTTGGTGCCACTATTTCTGGTGTGAGTAGTAGCACCGGGGATGTATCTAATACATATCTCCAAGCAACATTTGTAAGCAACACAGCTTTTCAATCATTTATTGCAAATACGAATCCTAGATTCGATCAATATTTGCAAGTATCTAATAATAAAACAATTCTTGCCGGCAACAATATCACACTTACTCAAAACGCTTCTTCTATTACTATTGCATCAACAGCAGCAGGCGGTGGAAGTACAGATTTAACTTCAGTTACTACAAGCATTGTTCCTGTTTCAAACAATAATCTTGATCTTGGTACAGCCAATCTTAGATGGAGAGATATATATCTTTCTGGTACAACGATTAATCTGGGCGGCGCTACTATTTCATCAGATGGTACAGGTCAAATTGCTATATCTGGTACAGGCGCCGTACTTCCCGCAAACTCAAGAGTGGAAGTAGTAGGTCGACAAAAAACAATTGCAACCATTGGTGAATCAGGATCTGCAGAAAGATTAGTACCACTATTTACTCAAGCTAGCGGTTTAAAAGTTCCAGCAATTACCTTTGCGTTCCGCACAGAAACAAACGTAAAAGTGTTTACAAATTTCTTCCTAAATAGTGGTAATCAAATTGATAGAGAATCTGCAGCAGCCCAATTTTTATTTTAAGGTTTAGATATGGCAATTAAAGTACCTATTAGAACAGTTTATGATAATTCAAACAACGCTATTGGTTTGTCTGAATTTCAATCAGGCGACGCTGTTGGATACCAACATGGTGGTACAGGATTAATTACACTTGGAACAGCAAATCAAGTTTTAAAAGTAAACGATGCTGGAACCGCTATCGAGTGGGCAAACGAAGATGCTCTTGCTGCAACCGGTGTAGCTACGGGAACGTTTGGTTCTGCTTCGTTAATTCCTATTATTACTGTAGGCGCCGATGGCCGAATTACAAATATTTCAAACACTGCTGTAGCTGGTGTAGCTAACTTTACATGGACATCAGCAAACAGCACTCTTAGGATATCAACTTCAGCTGGCACAAATTTTGATGCTGTAATTAATAATTTTAATAATTTAGCTTCAACAGGTGTCCCTACTGGAACTTTTGGTTCAGCATCTCAAGTTCCTGTTATTACAGTTGGTGCCGATGGTCGAATTACAAATATTTCAAACACTGCTGTAGCTGGTGTTCAGTCAGTTACGTATAATACATCTAATAGTTTATTAACCATAAATACCTCCGATGGTGGAAGTCAAACAACTAATATTACACTAGAACCTTTTGACACAGACGATCTAGTTGAGGGTGGAACTAATTTATATTTTACTACAGCTCGAGCGAGAAGTTCGTTTACAGCTGGTTCAGGTATTAATATTACGAGCGGGGTTATATCCCAAGCAACAGAGATAGATTATGGCTTGATTACTGGAGCAGTAGGAGCAAATACAATTGATTACGGGAGTATAGGATAAGATGGCAACTCAGATTCAACTTAGACGAGGTACCGCCACACAACACGCAACGTTTACAGGTGCTGTGTCAGAAATTACCTTTGATACATCTAATAATACCGTTCGTGTACATGATGGGAGTACAGCTGGTGGTTATAAACTAGCAACAGAAGATAGAGTAAATATATTAGTTAACGATAGAATGCAAGTAGCTAATGTCACAGCAGCAGTTACAGCAGCAGTTAATAACCTGGTAGAGGCAGCTCCAGGTGCATTAGATACTTTAAACGAACTAGCAGCAGCTATCAACGATGATGCTAATTTTGCAACCACTATTAATAATAGTTTAGCAACCAAAGCTTCTAACAGTTATGTAAATTCTACCTTCTCTACATTAAACCAATTAGGCAATACTAACTCATACATTGCTAATGAATCAGTAAGAATAGATGTAGTTAATAATAATTTAACCAATACCAATACAGCAATACGTACATTAGTATCTGATAGACTTCAAGTATCAAATGCTAATATTACCTTTGTTACTAAAGCAAATGCAGTTTCATCTAATAACGCTATTAATGCAAGAATTAATGCAACAAATGCTAATGTTGATCAAAAATTAGGTGCAACAGCATCAGTTACTTTAACAGGTGATATAACAGGTTCAGCTTCATTTAGTTCAAACTCTGTATCTATTGCTACTGATATTGCATCATCAGGTACCCCAACTGGTACATTTGGTTCAGCTTCAAAAGTACCTATTATTACTGTTGGCGCTGATGGTCGTATTACAAATATTTCAAACACCAATGTGGCCGGTGTTACTGATTTTTCATATGCTGCTGCTAATAATACATTTACTATCTCTACAGCAGATGGCGGCTCATTTGATGCTACTATTTCTGAATTAAATGATTATGCATTAACATCAACCGTTAATGCTACATTCTCTACACTTACTCAATTAGGTAATACAAACTCTTATATTGCCGCTACTCAAAGTAATTTAGATACTCAAACAGCAAGAATTAACTTGTTGAATAATAATCTTACAAATACTAATACGGCGATCAGAAGTTTAATATCGGCTACTAATGCAAATGTAGATCAAAAACTTGGCGCTACTGCAGCTGTTGCGTTAACAGGTGCAGTTACTGGGTCAGCAAACTTTAGTGGAAATAGTGTTTCCATTACTACTACAGCTACATCAGATCCAACTATTACGCTAGGTGGAGATTTAACAGGGTCAGTAACATTAACCAATCTTGGAAATGGTACACTAACAGCTGCTGTAGTAGATGATTCTCATAATCATTCAAGCTCATCTGGTGCGTTTAATGTAGGTACAGATCTAACAGTCTCTGGTGGGGATATTATTCTTTCTGGTACAGGTCGTATTCAAGGTATTGATACTGTATCAGCTGGTACTGACGCTACTAATAAAACATACGTAGATAACGCGGTTGCTGGGGTGGTAGATTCAGCTCCGGAAGCTCTTAATACTCTTAATGAATTAGCAGCAGCATTAGGTGATGATTCAAACTTTGCAGCTACTACAGCTACCACTCTCGGTACTAAAGCTTCAAACACATATGTTAATTCAACATTCTCTACTCTAACGCAGCTCGGTAATACCAATTCATACATTGCTACTAAAGCAGATACAACTACTCAAGTAATTGCTGGTAATGGTTTGACAGGTGGCGGGACATTAGCTGCTAACCGTACTTTAGATATCGGTGAAGGTACTGGTATTACAGTAAGTGCTGATGCAATTGCTACCAATGATAGTGAGATTGTTCACAATAACTTGAGTGGCTTTGTTGCTAATGAGCACATTGATCACTCAGGTGTTACTTTAACTGCTGGTGATGGTTTGACAGGCGGTGGTACAATAGCAGCTTCTAGAACATTTGCTGTAGGTGCTGGTACTCTTATTGATGTAACCGCAGATGCTGTCAACGTCGATTTGTCAGAACTTTCAACATCAACAACGAACGGTGATGGTGATTATTTTGTTGTTGTAGATACTGCTAATGCTCAGAAAAAGCTAACTAAAGCTAATATTAATATTTCTGGCTTTAATAATGATGCAGGATACTCAACTACTACAGGTACTGTTACATCTGTAGGTGTTACAGCAGGCACAGGTCTTTCAGGTGGTGGTACAGTTACAACATCTGGTTCAGTCACACTTAATGTTGATTTATCTGAATTAACAGATATGACTGCAGGTATGGTTGGTACTGATGAATTTATTGTTCTTGACGGTGGTGCTGATCGTAGAAAAGCAGCTAATGAAATTGGATTAAGTATCTTTAACAATGATGCAGGTTTCTCTACTACTACAGGTACAGTAACATCAGTAGCTACAGGTGGTGGTTTAACTGGTGGTACTATTACTGGTTCTGGTACTATTAGCCATGCGGATACATCTTCGCAATCATCAGTTAACAATTCGGGTGCAACTGTAATTCAAGACGTTACATTAGATACGTATGGCCACGTTACAGCGCTTGCATCAAAAACTATGTCTTATTCTGATGTGGGTGCTCCTTCAACAACAGGAACAAATGCTTCTGGTACATGGGGCATTAGTATTACTGGCAGCGCTGCTAGTGCGACATCAGCAACAAGTGCAACGAGCGCTACGGACGCAACAAACGCTACAAATTTCAATGTTGCTGCAGATAACTCGACTAACGCTACTCACTATCCTATCTTCACCGGTGGTGCAACTGGTAATCAAAGACCAAACAGTGATACAGGATTGACATATAATCCTAGCACCGGTATCCTTGCATCTGTAGATTTTAACTCAACATCTGATGAAAGATTAAAAGAAAATATTCAAACACTAGAAAATGCTTCTGAAAAAGTAAATCAACTTAGAGGTGTTTCATTTGACTGGAAAGAATCAGGTTTATCTTCTATAGGCTTAATTGCGCAAGAAGTAGAAAAAATTATACCTGAAGTAGTTGCAGAAACTAATGGGACCAAATCTATTAGTTATGGCTCATTAGTTGGTCTGCTAATTGAAGCAGTTAAAGATCAACAAAAGCAAATTGATGAATTAAAGCAAATTATAAATAATGTATAAATATATGAATAGGAGAATATTATGGATTATGAAGTAGCAGACGCAGTACAAGCTGTTTCAAATGATAACACATCAGTATTTCAAGATGCTATTAATAGCATCCTTGCTGATAAGTTGCGTGAGCGTATCGGTGTAGAAAAAATTGCTGTTGCTCAAACAATGTTTAATGAGCCAGAGTTCGACACAGACACTCCAGAAGAAGAATTTGAAACAGAAATTGACGGAGAATCAGATGAAGACTTTTAAGGAAATTATGGAAGCTCCGGGCTCACCAGCACAAGATAATAAGCGCGTAAAAGATGATGAGTCAGAAGTAAAAGGTTATAAGCCTCGTTCAAAAGGTGAGGAAGATTTTGCAGCAGCTCATAATTATGAAACTGGAGATCATCCTGTAGCTACTAAAGCTCAATTTAAAGGTATGAACGATGGTGGTGATCCAGAGAAAACACATCGTGGTGGAAAGAAGCATGCAGCTGGAGAAACACAACCGGTAATGCAGGGTACATCTAAGATGAGAGAGAGCTTTTCAGCTTGGGTAAAGGTTGACGAACATGGCGACGATTAAAGTATTAGGTAATTCTGGAAGTTTAGGTGTTGCTAATAACATAGGCAACGCTACATTTGTACGTTTAGTTAATACTGCTGCAGCCGAAGTAACAGTTACTATAGCTAATACTGTAGGTCCAGAAAACGGCGGTGGTACATCAGGCACTTTTGTTTTAGAAGCTGGTCAATCTGAAATCGTTCTTAAAGAGCCAACAGATACAATTGTTGCTACTGCTGATGTTAAAGCAACTAAAGTAGCGAGATACTAATATGAAACTTATATGCGAAATTAACGAAGAATTAGAATACATCGCAGAAGAAGCTGGTGAGGGTAAAACTCACAAGATTAAAGGTATCTTCATGCAAGGTAATATTACGAACCGTAATGGTCGTAGATACCCTATGGATGTTCTAGTTAACGAAGTAAAGCGTTATCAAAAAGAATATATTGATAAAAAGCGCGCTTTTGGTGAACTAGGTCACCCAGCTGGTCCTACGATTAACTTAGATCGTGTTTCGCATATGATTACATCTCTAACCCCAGACGGAGATAATATTATTGGTGAAGCTAAAATTCTAGATACACCAATGGGTAACATTGTTAAGAATCTAATGAACGAAGGTGCTACTATTGGTGTTTCATCTCGTGGTATGGGTTCACTAAAAGAGAAAAACGGTATTGCAGAAGTACAAAAAGATTTCTATCTTGCTACTGCAGCTGATATTGTTGCAGATCCATCTGCACCTAATGCTTTCGTTGAAGGTATTATGGAAGGTAAAGAATGGGTTTGGGAAAACGGTATTCTTCGCGAGAAGACTATTGCTGATTATGAACAAGCAATTAAAAAGACCTCATCTAAAGACTTAGCTGAAATGAAAATGCGAGTCTTTGAGGACTTCATCTCAAAACTTTAATATTATAAATAATAAGAGAATCCACTAAAGGAGAAATAACGATGTCTGATCAAGATCAAAAAATGAGAGAAGAAGACCTCGTCGTTGCCGAAGATACGCAATTAGATGAGTTCAAAGCTTCCATGGGTGATCCATCTGAGGTACCTGAGCCAGTTGCTAAGACAGCAAAAGCCCCGGGTAAGTCTAAAAAACAAGAAGACGATCCTCAAGATAGTCCAACTGCTGTAAAGCCAACCAAGCCAGCTGAAGCAACAGCTGGTAAAGGTAAAACAGCTAAACTGCCAATGGGTGAATCAAAAATGTCAATGATTCAAGCTATGGTAGAACGTATGAACAGTATGAAGAGAACAGACCTTGCAGGTGTGTTTGAAGACATGCTTGCAGCTGCTGAAGCAAAAGAAATTTCAGAAGAAGAAGTTTCAGAAGAAGCAGTAGAAGTAGTAAGAGCAGGTCATAAGATTTCAGCTGAAGATATCGATATTAAAGAGCATATCGACGCTGTATTCGCTAATGATGAAGAACTATCTGAAGAGTTTAAAGATGCAGCTACAACAATCTTTGAAGCTGCTGTAGTTTCTAAAGTAAATGAGCAACTAGAGAAATATGTAGTTGACATTGAATCAGAACTCAACGAAGAAAAAGCTCGTCTTGAAGAAGAAATGTCAACAAAGCTAGACCAGTATCTTGACTATGTCGTAGAAAACTGGATGGAAGAGAATTCACTAGCAGTTGAAAAAGGTATCAAGTCCGAGTTAGTTGATGACTTTATTAATGGACTAAAAGATCTGTTTAACGAGCACTATATTGAAATTCCTGACGACAAAGTTGACGTTGTTGAAGAATTAGCTGCTCGTGCAGAAGATCTCGAAAATCGTTTAGACGAAGAGATCAAAAAGAATGCTTCTTTTAAGGCTGAAATTGCTGAGCACATGAAAGCCGATTTGTTCGCAGAAGCATGCGAATCTTTAACTGAGACTCAAAAAGAAAAGTTCAAGTCTCTAGCTGAAGGAATTGAATTTGTTAATGAAGACAAGTACGTTGAGAAACTTAACACTCTAAAGAAAAGCTATTTTAGCGAATCCGCAGAGACTACTTCAGTGAGTGATTTTGACGACGCTGAGCCATTAGAGGAAGAAGTTACTTCACCTCGTGTTGACCCAGAAATGTCACAGTATGTCAATGCCATTTCAAGAACATTGAAAAGATAAAAATTATAAATAATATTAGATTTTGGAAAACCCTAAAGGAGAAATCAAATGCAATATGTATCTGAAGAACTAATGCAGAAGTGGCAGCCAGTTCTAGAGCATTCTGATCTACCAGAGATCAAAGATGCTCATCGTCGCTCTGTCACAGCTACACTTCTAGAAAACCAGACCCGTGCTTCACGTGAAGCAGCTCAGGGTTCTGGTGGCTACTCAATGCCATCGCTACTAGGCGAAGCTGCACCAACAAACGCAATGGGTGCTTCTTCTTCCGTAGCTGGTGACGGTGCAGTAGACATTTTCGACCCAGTACTAATTTCACTAGTACGTCGTTCAATGCCAAACCTTATCGCTTATGATATTGCTGGTGTTCAGCCAATGACTGGACCAACTGGTCTTATCTTCGCGATGCGCGCACGTTACAGTAATCAAAGCTCTGGTGCAGAAGCGCTATACAACGAAGCAGACACAGACTTCTCGAAGTCAGCTGCTGGTAACACACTATCAGGTTTCGCAATTGACGAATCAACTGGTGACGCAGTTACAACAGGTCAGACAGGTTCTGATCCAACTGCCCGCGCTTCTGCAAACGGCTACACAGTTGCAACTGGTATGTCAACAGCACAAGCTGAAGCTCTAGGTGATGCAACAAACAATGCATTCCAAGAGATGGCATTCTCAATCGAGAAAGTTTCAGTAACTGCAGTTTCACGTGCTCTAAAAGCTGAGTACACAATGGAACTAGCACAGGATCTACGCGCTGTACACGGCCTAGATGCTGAAACTGAGCTAGCCAACATTCTTTCAGCTGAAATTCTTGCAGAAATTAACCGTGAAGTTGTTCGTACAATCAACTACACAGCTACTGCAGGTGCTCAGGACAACACAGCAACAGCTGGTACATTTAACCTAGACGTTGACTCAAACGGCCGTTGGTCAGTAGAGCGTTTCAAAGGTATGATCTTCCAAATCGAGCGTGAAGCGAATCAAATCGCAAAAGACACTCGTAGAGGGAAGGGTAACATCCTAATCTGTTCATCAGACGTTGCGTCTGCTCTACAGATGGCAGGTGTTCTAGATTATACTCCAGCTCTATCAGCTAACCTAAACGTTGATGACACAGGCAACACATTCGCAGGTATCCTAAATGGTCGTATCCGCGTTTACATTGACCCATACTTCTCATCAGCATCTGGTAACCAGTACATGACAGTTGGCTACAAAGGTTCTTCAGCCTTTGACGCAGGTCTATTCTACTGCCCATACGTACCACTACAGATGGTTCGTGCGGTTGGTGAGAACACCTTCCAGCCAAAAATTGGCTTCAAGACTCGCTACGGCATGGTCGCGAATCCATTTGCTAAAGGTGCAACTGCTGGTAACGGTTCTATCGCATTCGCTGATAAGAACGTTTACTACAGACTAGTTGGTGTTTCCAACCTAATGTAATAATAAAAAGAGAAGGGTTAACCTTCCACTTAAAGGGCTCCTCACGGGGCCCTTTTTTTATGCCTAAATATATAAAAATAATCAGGATAATACTATGAGTGCTTTAAATACACAACCAGAAAATAAAAATATGTTATCCCCAACAGGTTTTCGATTTGTATTGAATCGAACACCTAATGTTAACTATTTTACATATAGTGTGCCTATCCCTACTCTCAGCCTTGGAGAGATTGACACTGAGAACCCAAACGTAAGATTACCATTTCCAGGTGATAAACTACGTTATGAACCATTATCAATTAGATTTAGAGTTGATGAAGATTTACAAAACTATCTAGAAATTCATAACTGGTTAGTTAGTCTTGGTTATCCAGAAGATATTTTAAATCAGTCTAGTTATGCTAGAGGTGCATACAATACAAGTGGTGCAGTTTACTCAGATGCAAGTCTATTAGTGTTAACAAGTAATATGAATGTAAATCTTCGTATTAACTTTAAAAACTTATTTCCTATTTCACTTACAGAATTAAACTTTGATGCATCTTTAACTGATATCGAGTACCTTGAAGCTACAGCTACATTTAGATACTCTACATATGAGATAGAAAGAGTTACATAAAACAGTTGCACTGACTGGTGTTTAATATTATAATGAACGTGTAGTGTTTTTAAGACTGGATATATATTATAATGAATATTGAAGATATTATGGATATGTGGACTCAAGATGCAAAGATCGATGATGTTGATCTTGATCGTGAAAGCCTTGGAGTACCTAATCTCCATGCAAAGTATCTTAAGATACTATACCAGCAAAAACTTAAGCTGCGTAAACTAACCATTCAAAGAAAAACGTTAGTGAAGGTACTTACAGAGTACTACAAGGGAGATCTAAATCACCCTGAGGATCTTAAGGAGATCCAGCGAGAACCATGGTCTCGTACCATTCTCAAGCAAGATATAAATAGTTATGTAGATAGTGATGATGAAATGATTAAGCTCCTCACAAAGATTGCTTACCAAGAGGAGGTGGTGTTGTTATTGGAAGATATAATGAAAAATATAAACAATAGGACCTTCCATATTAAAAATGCAATCGAGTGGAGAAAGCTTACCAACTTCGGTATATAGAGAATTGATTACATTATCCAAGGTGAATGAAACATACTTAAGAGTTGATGGCTCTGGAGGCGTACGACGTGAATTGAATGAGTTCTTTTCTTTCTATGCTCCAGGGTATAAATTTATGCCCGCTTATCGTAATAAGTTTTGGGATGGAAAGATTCGTCTATTTGACGGAAATAAAAATACTATTTACCTTGGACTGCTTCCATATGTAAAAGCATTCTGTAAAGATAGAGATTACGATTTAGAGTTTGATGACTCTTTAGAATTATCCAATGAATGTTCTTTATCTGAAGTAGAAGATTTTGCAAATACTTTAAACCTTCCTTTCGAACCAAGAGACTATCAAACTGAAGCTGTTGCTCATTGTATACGTGAAAACAGAGCAATGATTTTATCTCCTACTGCTTCAGGCAAATCTCTTATTATATATCTACTTACACAATTTTATCAAGAACATAAAACATTAATTATTGTACCTACTGTATCTCTCGTTACACAGATGTATGGTGATTTCAAAGATTATAGTTATAAAGGCGATTGTAAGTTAATTACAGCAGGTGTAGATAAACATAATATTGACGAACGTATCACAGTAACTACCTGGCAATCTATCTATAAGATGCCTAAAGCTTGGTTTGATCAATTTGATGTTGTTATTGGAGATGAAGCTCATTTATTTAAAGCTAAGTCACTTACATCTATTATGACTAAATTAACTGATTGTAAATATCGTTTCGGTTTTACTGGTACATTAGATGGTACTGAGACGCATAAGTTAGTATTAGAAGGTTTATTTGGTGCTGTAAAAAGTTTTGTAAAAACAAAAGATCTTATTGAATCCGGAACTGTTGCAGATTTAAAAATTAAAATTTTAGTCTTGAAATATGCTGAAGAAACAGCTAAACTTAATAAAGATAATAAATTTCAAGATGAAATGGACTTTATAGTTCGAAACGAAAAACGTAATAAATTTATAACTAATCTTGCTAAGTCATTAAACGGTAATACTCTTATTCTATTTCAATATGTAGAAAAGCACGGTAAAGAATTATATACTCAGATCAAACAATCCCTAAATATTAAAAGAAAGGTATTCTTTGTATTTGGTGGTGTTGATGCAGAAACACGAGAAAGTGTTAGACAAATCGCAGAACGTGAAAACGATGCAGTCATTATTGCATCTTATGGAACGTTTAGTACCGGCGTCAATATTAAAAATTTACATAATGTTATATTTGCCTCCCCGTCCAAATCTCGTATCAGAAATTTACAATCCATCGGGCGCGGTCTTAGAAAAAGTGATACAAAAGAAGCAATGACATTATATGATATTGCAGATGATTTACAGTATAAAAAGAAAGTAAATTATACTCTGCGACATCTATATGAGCGAGTTAAAATATATAACGAAGAGCAATTCCAATATAAAATATATAAAATTAAGTTGGAGTAATAAATGCAAGCAAGTATCAAAGTAATTAAACTAACTTCAGGTGATACTATAGTTGCATCATTAACACAGGACGAAAAAACCTCACAAGTACAAATTGATAATCCGGTACAATTTACTATGATGTATAGAGGTGGTGGTGAAGGCTCATTAGTAGCACAACAATGGTTAGAGACTGATGAAACATCATTTGTTATTCATAAGATGCAGATAGTAGCTGTAGCTGAACCTAACGATATGTTAAAAGACTATTACTTTTCTAGTCTAGAAGAGATAAATTCAGAATATGAAGATAATGTATTTGCTGATTTTGAAGGTGGATTCTTACATTAACAGTTGCACTTTATAGCAATCTATACTATAATATAATTGTTTATTCTAACAAGGTATTACTATGGCTAAACGCAAAAGAAATGAATATGTAAATAATAAAGACTTCTTAGCCGCCTTAATTAAGTATCGTGATGATGTAAGAGTAGCTGAAGCAGAAGGTAAACCTCGACCGAGAGTTCCTAATTATATCGGTGAATGTATTATGAAGATTGCAACACATCTTGCACGTAAGCCGAACTTTATTAACTATACATTTAAAGATGATATGATTTCAGATGGTATTGAAAACTGTCTGCAATATATTGATAATTTTAATCCAGATAAATCTAATAATCCATTTGCTTATTTTACGCAGATTATTTGGTTTGCTTTTCTCAGACGTATTCAAAAAGAAAAGAAACTGCTTTATGTAAAATATAAAATGACAGAAAATGTTAATGTTATGAATATGACGTCAGAACGTCAAGGACATGATATTGGTAGTAATTTTGATGATAGTATAAAGATGAGTGAATGGTCATCTGATTATATGAGCAACTTTATTAAAGACTTTGAAGAAACCAAACGTCGCAAAGTAAAGAAACGTGATGAGAAAAAAATAGATGAAGATAGCGCTAGTAACTGATACGCACTTTGGTGCACGTAATGATAATGTAGCGTTTGCAGACTATTTCGGAAAATTTTATACAGATATTTTCTTCCCATATCTAAAAGAGAATAATATTGATACTATTATTCATCTTGGTGATATTGTAGATAGACGCAAATATATTAATTACCAAACTCAAGCTCATATGCAAAAAGTTTTCATTGATCCTATCATTGAGAACGATTATAATATGCATGTAATAATTGGTAATCATGATACGTATTATAAAAATACTAATGAAATTAACTCTATGCAACAGTTGTATGGAACAACTGGGTATGAGAAGATTAAATGGTATGATAATAAACCTGCGGTATTAAACTTTGATGGTTGCGATATAATGCTACTACCATGGTTGTGTAGCAGTAATATTGAACCGTTTATGAAAGAAGTAGATAAAACTACTGCTCAAGTATTATTTGGACATCTTGAGCTAAAAGGTTTTGAGATGTATAGAGGTGCAATTAATGATCACGGTTTTGACAGTTCTCTTTTCAATAAGTTTGATATTGTATGTTCTGGACATTTTCACCATAAAAGTACAGTCGGTAACATTAACTATCTCGGATCTCCTTACGAGATTACTTGGTCGGACTTTGATGATCCTCGCGGTTTTCATATTTTTGATACTGATAGTAGGACAATAGAGTTTGTTAAAAACCCTTATACTATGTTTAATAAAATATTCTATGATGATGAAAATCAAACTATGGAATATGTTGTTAATCAAAACTATGAACGCTTAGCAGGTAGTTATGTTAAGGTAGTTATTAAGAATAAAACTAACCCATACTGGTTTGATATGTTTATGGAGAGACTAGAAAAAGTAAATCCTATTCATATTCAAGTAGTAGAAGATCATTTGAATCTCGATTTAGAATCAGATGATGATATCGTAAGTGAAGCAGAAGATACAATGACTATTCTGCACAAATATATTGATAATCTAGAAGTAAATGTAAATAAAACACAACTAGAGACAACAATAAAAGATTTATATTCTGAAGCATTATCGGTGAGTTAATGATCTATTTTAAATATCTACGTTGGAAGAATTTCCTTTCAACTGGAAATGTGTTTACTGAATTAAAGTTAGATAAAGCTAAATCTACTCTTGTAGTAGGTGAGAATGGTGCTGGAAAAAGTACTATGCTCGATGCTTTGTCTTTTGCTTTATATGGTAAGCCGTTTCGTAAAATTAATAAACCTCAGCTCATGAACACTATAAACCAAAAAGGTTTAGAAGTGCAAGTTGAGTTTAAAATTGGTAAAAAAGAATATATGATTGTTCGAGGTGTCAAACCTAATAAGTTTGAGATCTACGAAAACGATAAAATTATTAATCAAGATGCAGCTGCTAGAGATTATCAAGAAGTATTAGAAAAGAATATTCTAAAGCTTAATCATAAATCGTTTAGTCAGATTGTTGTACTAGGTAGTAGTACGTTTGTTCCTTTTATGCAACTACCTTCTATGCATCGTAGAGAAGTTATTGAGGACTTGCTCGATATTCAAATCTTCTCTACGATGAACACTCTTCTTAAAGAGAAGGTAAATACAAACAAGTCTGAAATTTTAGATAACGATTATAATATTAATCTTGCTGAAGAAAAAATTAAAATGCAGAATCAGTATATCGCTGACTTAAAGCAGAATACTGAAAAGCGTGTTAATGAAGCTAAAGTAAAAATTGCTAAAGCAGAAAAAGAAAAGCAAGACTATAATACTCTTATCGAAGATTTACAAACAGAAGTAAACGAATTACAAGAGAGTGTTTCTGATTTTGAATCTCTTACTAAAAAGAAAACTAAAGTAGAGCAGTTAGAATATAAGCTTCAAGAGAAGATTAAAAAGCTTGAGCATGATATTGAGTTCTATCAAGATCATGATAACTGCCCTGTGTGTAAACAAGATATTGAAGAAGATTTTAAAGATCAAACTATTGAAGAGAAAGAAGCTTCTTTAAAAGAAACTACAGAAGGTTTTAATCAATTACAAGAAGAATGGAAATCTATTAATACTCGCATTAAAGAGATTATGACTATTCAAGCTGATATCTCTTCGAAGCAATCTGATATTAGTAATAATAATTCTCATATCAATGCGTTAAATAAAATTATTGATAGTATTAATGAAGATATTTCTAAGATTGATAATACTGATAAGTCAGATGAAACTGATAAAAAGAAACTAGATACATTACAGAAAGCACTGGTAAAGCTTGAGTCGTATAAAGAAGAATTAATTAATGAGCGTTCAGTGTTAGATATTGCTTCTATGATTCTTAAAGATTCTGGTATTAAGACTCGTATTATTAAACAGTATATTCCTGTAATGAATAAGCTTATTAATAAGTATCTTGCTGCTATGGACTTCTTTGTTGACTTTCAGCTCGATGAAAATTTTAACGAAACTATTAAGAGTCGTTTTCGTGATGTATTCTCTTACGCTTCATTCTCAGAAGGTGAGAAGATGCGTATTGACTTAGCGTTATTATTTACTTGGAGAGCTGTATCTAAACTTCGTAACTCAGTGAGTACTAATCTTCTTATTATGGATGAAGTGTTTGATTCATCTCTCGATAATACTGGTACAGAAGAGTTTTTAAAGATACTAAATGACTTGACTTCTGACACAAATGTGTTTATAATAAGTGATAAAGGTGATCAACTGTATGATAAATTTCACAGCGTGATTCGTTTTGAGAAACATAAAAACTTTAGTAGAATTGCAGCTTAAAAATGAAACAAATTATTTTTGGAAATCCAGTTTGGATAGAAAAAGTTGATCCTCTATTATATGATAAACAAGAATTAATATCTGTTATTAACTATAATTATAATAAAGCACCAACAAGAAATAATTGGAAAGGTGATAATCTAAGTAGCTTACATCATATGTATGATGATTGGGATAATAAAGAATTTATAAAACCTGATTTTGAATCTCTTAGACCATTATATGAAAAACATGTAAGTAATTTTTTTAGAGAAACTAATGTAAAACCATGTGAGTACTCAATTGATATTGTAAATTATACAGTTATTAATAAAGACCAATATATGTCTGCTCATGAACATATAGCTGATAATACTTTTGCTTTTGTTCATTACATTAGTTTTGATAGAGAGAGTCATTACCCTCTTGTATTTCATAATGACTTTATAGGTCGTAAATTTATAAAAAATAATAACTTTGCAGATAAATTTGAAAAAAACAATGAAAATTTTATGATATTTCTTGAAAAATGGGTGCCTTATTTTAATGAAGATGATATAATAATCTTTCCTGCATGGTTAAGTCATAGTGTAGAAAATTTATTTAATATTAATAAAAATACAGATAAAAATAGAATATGTATAGTTGGTAATGTAACGGTGTATTAATGATCTTAGATTTAGTAAAACAAGACGATCCTATCCTGAAGCAGAAATGTGAACTGTTTGATTTTGACAATCCTCAAGTCGATCCAGAAAAGCTCGCTCGTGATTTAAAAGAATCAATGATTCATTATAAAGGTATTGGTCTATCCGCCTGTCAGGTAGGTTTACCATACAGAGTGTTTGTTGTTGGCGATCCAGGTGATCCAGACAATATTAAAGTATTTTTTAATCCTCGTATCGTAGATACATCAGAAGAAGACGTATTAATTGAAGAAGGGTGTTTATCCTTTCCAGGTTTGTTTATGAAGGTAAAGCGACCAGCTAATTGTCGTATACGTTTTGCTGATCCTAGAGGTATTATTGATACACAAGTATATGATGATATTCCTGCTACAGCTATTCTACATGAGTATGATCATATGGACGGTATTCTGTTCCATCGCCGTGCTAATCCTTATCATAAAGAGCAAGCAAAAAAACAGAAGAAAAAGTTAGATAAGCTACGTGCTGCTAACAAAAAGAAGCTAAGTAAAGTATAATCAGTAGTGCCCTTCCACTGCTTAACCAAAACTAGGAGTTCTAAATGTCCCCTAAAGAATACGCTTATTCTGAAATCTTTTACTCTATGCAGGGTGAAGGAAAATATACAGGTGAACCAACAGCATGGCTAAGGTTCTTTCTCTGTAACTTACAGTGTGATGGTTTTGGACAAAAAGATCCAACCGACCCATCTACTTACAAACTTCCATATCAAGATGTAAATGTAGAAGACTACGATAAGATCGAAAAGCTTCCTGTGTTCGCATATGGATGTGATTCATCATATTCGTGGTCTAAAAAGTTTAGACATCTGCAAAATAAAGCAACATCAGATGTAATTGCTGAACGTATTTTAGACTCACTTCCTAACCGTACATTTGATAATAATATTCATATGTGCTTTACAGGTGGTGAGCCTTTGATGCGTCATGCTCAGTTAGCTGTAGTTGAAATTATGAAGTACTATGCGGATAAAGAAATTATCCCATCTATTACTTTTGAAACTAACGGTACTCAAAAACTTACAGAAGAGTTTTACGATTATTGGGAGCTTAAACAAAAACTTTCTGGTACTGAGCTGTTCTTTTCAGTAAGTCCAAAACTATGGTCTGTTGCAGGTGAGAAACGAACTAAAGCAATTAAACCACAAATAGTAGCGCAGTACCGCCGTCTATCTCCTAACGGTCAGCTTAAATTTGTATGTAATGGTACAAAAGAAAGCTGGAACGAGATAGAAGAAGTTATTACAATGTTTAGAGAACAAGGAGTAGATTATCCTATCTGGATCATGCCTCTTGGTGGAACTGTAGAAGGTCAGAAAGGTGAGATTGATGGTCATATTCCAGCTCACGTAATTGCTGACGAAACGTTACAGCGTGGCTATCGAGTAGCAGCTCGAGTTCATGCTTATCTCTGGGAAAATATTATTGGGAAATAAAATGGCAAAATATTATAGTACAAAACATTACGGGCATAATATTGGCTTATCAGCTGTCTTCCGTCAACCTAATGCTGATCATTCTCACTGTCATCTATTACACGGTTATAGTCTAGCGTTCACATTTACCTTTGGTTGTGATGAACTAGACAATAAAAACTGGGCTGTAGACTTTGGAGGACTAAAACCTTTAAAAGCTTGGCTCGAAGATAGTTTTGATCATAAAGTAGCTGTAGATAAAGCAGATCCTTTTCTAGAAGAGTTGCAAAAACTAGAAGCGTTAGGTCTAGCCGAACTTAGAATCTTTGATGGTGTTGGTGCAGAAAAATTTGCAGAGCACGCATTTAGATTTGCAGATATGCTTGTGCGTGATATTACAGACAATCGTTGTTATTGTGTGCGGTGTGAGTGTGCTGAGCACGGTGCTAACTCAGCAATCTATGAGGAGTAATTATGAGTTTTAGTGAAGTAATTAAAGCGCGTCTAGATGACGCTAATATTCGTTATTGGGCAGGAGATAATATCTCTGAAGTATTACAAGCTGGTGATAAAGAAAAAATTATCGATGATGCAGCTGAGCAGTTTGAAAAAGTGCTTGACTCTCTATTAATAGACCGCTATAATGATCCTAATAGTATGGGAACGGCGAGACGTCTAGCTAAAATGTATGTAAACGAAATTATGTCAGGTCGTTATGATCCAGCGCCTAATGCTACTGCATTTCCTAATGAAGGTGAAGATCGTTATACAGGTATGCTTGTAGTACGTTCTGAACTTAAGTCTATGTGTTCTCACCATCACCAACCAGTAACTGGTGTTGCTTATATTGGTATTATTCCTGGTAATAAAGTTATTGGTTTATCTAAGTATACTCGTATTGCGCAATGGTGTGCTCGTCGAGGTACTCTACAAGAAGAACTTTGCAACGATATTGCTCGTGAGATTCGTAAAGCAACTGATAGTGAAGATGTAGCGGTTTATATTCAAGCTACTCATGGTTGTTGTGAGAATAGAGGTATTAGTGCTCATAGTTCCCTTACTCAAACTACTGTACTACATGGTGAGTTTAATAATGGTGATGTTAAGAAGGAGTTTTTTGATAATGTTAAATTGCAACAGGAGTTTGCGCCACGATGAAAATTGCACATGAAGCACCGCTGAGTATCTTTGATCAAGTACAAGAGTTAACCGATTATGATTATGCTCTGGTGCATCTGTTTGAAGAGAATGAAGAGTATTATAATAAATTTGTAGAAGCTCGTGATAAAGGTAGAGAAATTATTCTAGATAATTCTATCTTTGAACTCGGTACAGCTTGGGATAGTGATCGTTTTGCTTATTGGGTAGAGAAACTGAAACCTACTTGGTATATTGTACCAGATGTTTTAGATAATAAAAATGGTACTATTGATAGCTTTGATGCTTTTGTAGAGAAATACCCTGGTTTACCTGGAAAGCGTATTGCTGTAGCTCAAGGTTCAACATATGAAGAGTTGGTTGAATGTTATGAGTATTTGGCATATCATCATAAAGTAGATAAAGTTGCTCTATCGTTTAACCATCCATTCTTTCAAGATATTGGATCAAAGAACAGATACTTTAATATGATGAATGGACGTCAATATACACTTGCTAAGATGTTAGAAGAGAACGTTATCAATAAAAATAAGCCTCATCACTTATTAGGTTGTGGTCTACCTCAAGAGTTTCATCATTATAAAGGTTATAACTGGATTGATTCTCTCGATACATCTAATCCTGTAATGCATGGCATTAAAAATATTCGTTATTTAGATTATGGTTTGGATAATAAAGAATCATTAAAAATGTTTACTATTATGGATGATAATGTTCTTGCATCTTGGGATGATATAGCTTATAATATAGAGAAGTTTAAGGAGTTCTGTCGTGTCTAGATGGGTTGCGTTGTTTTCGCAAACTGGATCAGAGATTGTTGAGATAGCTGAGCATCTAGGTGTTTGGCCTTCTCATATATTAACTAATAATAGTAATATAGATAAAATTAATCCTAAACTTCATAATAAAATTACTGTAATGTCTCATAACGGCATTGAAGAGACATTAGAGTATATGAATGAATATTCAGGTAATACTTTTGTTACTTTACATGGTTATTTACGTATATTAAGTCCTAAAGTGTGTAATACAGGTTTACAAATCTATAACGGTCACCCAGCATACATCTCAGAATATCCTGAACTTAAAGGAAAAGATCCTCAAGAAAGAACTTGGGAAAATATTGAAAAGTATCCTTTAATTGGCTCTACAGTGCATAAAGTTGTAGCTGAAGTTGATTCTGGGGCATTAGAGAGAGAATGGATTGTAGAAAATACTTGCACTTCGAAGGAAGAAGTATATAATACATTAAGGAAGACATCTTTAGAAGCATGGCTTTATTTCTTGAAAGGTAAATTATGAGCAAAAAAGATAAAACGTTTTTCGAAACTTTGTCTATTGACGAGTCAACAGGTGATGTTGGGTCTTTAACTATAGATCTATCTGATACACAGACTATCAATATCGGTGAGATTGAAGAGACGGGTGAGTCTAGACCTAATCATTACAGTCAAGATCCAAACTCTGTAGAATGTATCACTGTTATTAAGCAGCTTTGTAAAGAACATCAAAACGATCCTTTTACAGATTATAATCGTTATCAAGCGTTTAAGTATTTGTGGCGTCTAGGTAAGAAAGATGATGTATTGTTTGATTTAAATAAAGCAATTACTTTTTTAGAGTTTGCACGGGACGCATTGGAGGAAGAACGAAATGGATGAAATTGAAAAGATTGCTAGTAAGGTACTAGGTAAAACATCAGACGGTAAGACGATGATGCGTTATGAAACGCCTGATGAAGTAGATTCGGATCAACTTGTAGGAGTTCCACGTCATCTTAACCGTACACAATATGGTATTAGTAATGATGGTACAGAGCTATTTAATGGTATCGATACTTGGAATGGTTATGAGTTTAGTTGTCTTTTAGATAATGGTTTTCCTGTATCAGGTCTAATTCGTTGGTCTTATCCTTCTGAATCAGAATGTATTGTTGAATCTAAGTCAGCAAAATTATATCTAAACTCTTATAATATGGCTAAGATGGGTGCTACTGTTGAAGAAGTAATTGCTAATGTTGAAGAGCAAGTACAAAAAGATATGGCTCCTATTCTCGGTCTTCGATATGATGATCAATTAATAGTTTGTCTTCATATGAATGAAGAGTATACAGCTCGTCCTGTAACAGGTACTTTTATGCCACTAGAAGAAATCGTAGATGTAACTTCTATTGAGTTTGATCACTACAATGAAGATCCTGATATCTTAAAACTTGTTGTTAACGATACAGGTCGTCCAGTTAAATATCAATCTAAATCTCTTCGCTCTAATTGTCGAGTAACTAATCAACCTGATTGGGGCGATATCTATATTCATATCGAAGGTGATAAAGTACCAACACCTGAATCGCTATTACAGTATATTGTAAGTATGCGTAAAGAGAATCACTTCCACGAAGAGATTTGTGAATGCGTGTATAAACGTTTACATGACAAGTTTGGTCCTGATGAACTAATGGTTACCTGTTTGTATACACGTCGTGGTGGTATCGATATTAATCCTGTACGTGCAAGTAGTCCTCAACTATTGCATGCACAACCGATTACTGATGCATATAACTTAACTGATAAAACTATGCGTCAATAAGTGGTTCATGAAAGCTAACCACTCTAAAAAACATACCGCTTTCAATCTTGGAGTACTAAAATGAAAAATATTGTTGTTTCTCTTTCCGGAGGAATGGATTCCTCTACTTTACTTCTTCGCTCTATTGCGGAGGTCGGTGCAGAAAATGTTACTGCTCTTTCTATGAATTATGGTCAAAAACATGTATGTGAACTAGAACGTGCACAACAATTAGTTGACTATTTGGCTGAAAGAGGCCATAATATTAGATATCAAGTAATCAAGCTTGATGGTATTACTGAGCTGTTATCATCAGCTCTAGTAAGCGGAGGTGATGATGTTCCAGAAGGACATTATGCCGAAGATAATATGAAGCAAACTGTTGTACCTAACCGTAATAAGATCTTTGCTTCGTTAGTGCAAGCTGTAGCTCTTTCTGTAGTAAAAAATACTGATGAAGAAACTGCAATTGCATTAGGCATTCACGCTGGTGACCATGCAATCTATCCTGATTGTCGTCAAGAGTTCCGTGATGCTGATGATGAAGCATTCCGTATTGGTAATTGGGATGCAGATAAAGTAACTTACTTTACACCTTATCTAGAAGGTGATAAGTTTGATATTCTAAAAGATGGTGAAGTACTTTGCGAGCAGCTAGGTCTAGACTTCGATGATGTTTATATCCGTACAAACACCTCATATAAGCCGTTGCAAATTGACGGTGTATGGTTCTCTGATTATAAGAGTTCCTCTTCTGTTGAACGTATTGAAGCGTTCATTAAACTAGGACGGCCAGACCCTGTTGCTTATGCTGATGAGACTGGACCGGTTAATTATGATACAGCTCGAGTACATGCTGAACAGGTACTCAAGGAGTATCAAAGTAACGCAGCATGAAAGGGAAATAAATGCTGAAACAAATGTTTGACTTTAGTAGAATGGATAAGTCTCTGATGTGGAAACTTGTCCTTCTACATCTTTTCATTATTGGTTTGTCCAACTGGGCAGTTCAGTTTGGTGGTACTCTACCATTTACTGATCTACAATTTACCTGGGGTATGTTTACCTTTCCATTTATTGTAGTTGCAACTGACTTAACAGTACGACTATCTAACAAATATAATGCACGCGGTGTTGTAGCAATTGCGTTTATTCCTGCAATTATTATCAGCTCTTATATTGCAACTCCTATGATTGGTTTTGCTAGTGCATTTGCTTATTTGTTAGGTCAACTATTGGATGTATCTATCTTCCAACGTATTCGCGAAAAGATGACTGAGGTGTGGTGGGTAGCACCTGCTATCTCTACAGTCTTCGCTAATATTCTAGATACGTATGCATTCTTCTGGGCAGCCTTTGCATATAGTGATGATCCGTTTATGAGTGTACATTGGCTTGAAATTGCTTCTGTAGATGTTGTATTTAAGATTATTACTTCATTTGTATTGTTCTTGCCTGTTTATGGTGTACTACTAGCATGGCTTCGTAAGCGTGTAGATGTAGGTACTGGTGCTTAACGGAGGCTTTATGAGCACAAATTTTGAGCGTATTAAAGAGTGGTCGGACGAACGTCTGATCACTCAACAAGAACCAGATCGCAATGGTTTTGTATCGATGATTGTAGAAGAGCTTGGTGAGTTTCTAGAATCAAAAGATGATGACAGTCGTATTGATGCAATGGCAGATATTATTGTATTTGCTTATGGTGAGATGGCTAAGTATGGTTATCATGGTGATAAAGTAATGGATGAAGTTATTAAAGAGATTAGTTCTCGTGTCGGTGCATATGATCCGGAAACCAAGAAGTGGCAGAAAGATCGTTCACCTGAAGCACAAGCTAATTGGTATACGGCAAACTTTACTGATTGTAAATTAGATAATGAGGATTAATAATGGCTAAAGTAGAAATTAGTATCTCTACAGAAGAGCTACGTAAACGTAAAATTATGGTAGCTACTCCTATGTATGGAGGTCAAGCTACAGGTATTTACACTAAAGCATGTACAGACTTAGTTAAGGTTTGCGCTAGTTATGGTGTAGAGATTAATTTCTTTTACTTGTTTAACGAGTCGTTAATCACTAGAGCACGAAATTATTTAGTAGATGAATTTATGCGTTCTGATCATACGCATTTAGTTTTTATTGATAGTGACATTGGTTTTGACCCTACTGATGTTTTAGCTCTTGTCGCTTTAGCTGACGAAAAGGAAGATCGTGAGATTGTTTGCGGCCCTTATCCAAAAAAAGCTATTTCGTGGGAAAAAATCAAACGTGCAGTTGATAAAGGTTTTGCTGATGAAAATCCCAACGTTCTCGAAAGATTTGTTGGTGATTATGTATTCAACCCGGCGAGTGGTGGAAACGAGATTCGTTTAGACCAACCTGTAGAAGTGCTTGAAGGTGGAACAGGATTCATGTGTATCACACGAAGTGCTTTTGAAAAGTATACAAAAGCATATCCAGAATTTATGTATAAACCAGATCATGTACGTACTAAGCATTTTGATGGCACGCGTGAGATTATGGCTTTCTTTGATTGTATTATTGACCCAGAGAGTAAACGATATCTTTCAGAAGATTATATGTTCTGTCAATGGTCACGTAAAGCAGGTATTAAGGTTTGGCTGTGTCCATGGATGAAAACAACACATATGGGATCATATATGTTTAGTGGCAGTCTTGCTGATCTTGCTCAAGTAGGTGCATCAGCTACTGTTGGTAATGACTTTAAATTGAAATAAATGGATATTCTATATTATGAAATTAACTGCGAAAACCTTTCAAGTTCTAAAGAACTTTTCTTCTATTAACCAGTCTATTTACTTTACTCAGGGTAATAAGATTCGTACTATCTCGCCTATGAAAACTATCATGGCTGAAGCTGAAGTGCAAGAGATGTTTCCTCGTGAGTTTGGTATCTATGACCTCAATCAGTTTCTCGGAGTGCTTAGTCTCTTCGAAGAACCTGATCTAGACTTTGACACATCTTATCTAACTATTAACAGTGAAGATAAAGCGCAGAGTGATTACTTCTATGCTGATAAGTCTATGATCGTTGTACCTCCAGAAAAACAACTTGAACTACCTGATACACCTATCAGCTTTACTATTAGCGATAGTGTATTAAAAAGAGTACAGCAAGCTGCTAATGTACTTCAACTACCTGAAGTGGTTGTACGAGGTGATGGCGAAGAGATTTCATTCCGTGCAATGAATACTAAAAACTCTTCTTCTAACTCTTTTCATTATAAAGTAGGTGTAACTGATAAAGTATTTTCTATGGTATTTAAAGTAGAAAATCTTAAGTTGCTTCTTGGCTCATATGATGTTACTATTAGCAGTAAAGGTATCTCTCAGTTTAAATCTACTGACGGTAATCTAAATTATACTATTGTGAATGAAGCTTCGTCATCGTACGAAGGTTAATGTGAGGTTTATATTATGGAAGAGTTTCTCTGGGTAGAAAAATACCGTCCGAAAACTATTAAAGATTGTATTTTACCAGACAATCTTAAACAAACGTTTCAAGAGTTTGTAAATCAAGATAACATTCCTAATCTACTTCTAACTGGCGGACCTGGTGTAGGTAAGACTACAGTGGCAAAAGCTATGTTAGAAGAGATTAGAGCTGATTATATCGTTATTAACGGTAGTATGAATGGTAATATTGATACGTTGCGTAACGAGATTAAAGACTTTGCTTCTACAATGTCATTTACATCTGGACGTAAATATGTTATTCTTGACGAAGCTGATTATCTAAATCCTCAATCTACTCAACCTGCTCTTCGTAACTTTATGGAAGAGTTTAGTAAGAACTGTGGATTTATTCTTACTTGCAACTTTAAGAATCGTATCATTGAACCATTACATTCTCGCTGCAGCGTAGTAGAGTTTAATATTCCTAAAGTAGAAAAGCAGCAAATGGCTGCTGACTTCTTTACTCGCTGTAGAGATATTCTTGATATTGAAAAGATAGAATATGATAAGAGAGTATTAGCTGAAGTTGTAAAAAATCATTTTCCTGATTTTCGTAGAGTGTTAAATGAACTTCAACGCTATAGTGCTACTGGTAAAATTGATACAGGTATATTGGCTAACACTGGCGAGTCTTCTATTGAAGAGTTAGTAAGTCACTTAAAAGCTAAATCATTTAGCGAAATGCGTAAATGGACAGCCCAGAATAGTGATATAGATACAGCTTCTACATTACGCAAATTATATGATGTGGCTAATGAAAAAATGAAGCCCCATTCAGTTGCTCAACTAGTATTAATTCTTGCAGATTATCAATATAAAGCAGCGTTTGTTGCTGACCAAGAAATTAATTTAGTAGCTTGTATGACTGAAATAATGGCAAACTGTGAGTTTGATTAATGTACAAATTATATCCAGATAATTTTAACGGTTATTGGTATTTTACAATTAAGAATTGTTTTTCTGATCAACAACTAGAAGATATTGAAAAATTAATAAAACAATCTTCTCCTGAAGAAAAAGGTACATTGTCTAAAGGTGACGATACTCTAATTAGAACATCGACTATTAGATGGGTTCACGCAAATAATCAATCACTATCAGAATTATATCAAACATTAATAGAGTTAATACATAGAGCAAATAATACTCATTTTAAATTTAGTTTAACTCATCTTGAACCTCTTCAGTATACTGAGTATTACGGTCGTGACAATGGTCATTATGATTTTCATGTAGACGATACTATAATGCTTACACATAATAATGAAAGCAGAAAGCTATCATTTACTCTTTTATTAAATGATCCTGAAACAGACTATGAAGGTGGTGATTTTTTATTTAGAAGAGGTGGTGGTGAAATAGAAAAAGCAGATATATCAAAAGGCGATATTATGTTTTTTGCATCACCAGTACCACATAAAGTAGATATAGTAACTAAAGGTACTCGTAAATCTTTAGTTGGATGGGTCCGTGGCCCATGTTGGAAATAAAAAAATGAATCCATTTGATTATGTTAACGATATTAATTATAATAAAAAAAATATAATTAAAAATTCAGACAATCCTGAGTTAGCAGAAAAATTATATACACCGTATCTGGTAAACAAAGCTTTATCTCAATTTTCAGACACAGTGCGTATAGTAAACGAGATGAATATCCACCATCAACTTGACAAAAAGCTCCAGTTTGACTTTCTTATAAATATTATTCGAAGTAAGAAGCGATTTAGCAAATGGGCTAAAAAGCAAGATGATGAGACACTTGAACTTGTAATGCAACATTATGGCTATAGCTATGAAAAAGCTAAACAAGTTCTACCTCTACTTAGTAATGATCAAATTATAACAATAAAGAAAAAAAGATTTGAAGGTGGATTAAATGGCAATTGACATTAACTCGATGGTAGAAGTTGAGCTGAATAATGAAGATGATTTTCTCAAAGTAAGAGAAACATTAACACGTATTGGTATCGCTTCTCGTAAAGACATGACATTGTATCAATCATGTCATATTCTTCATAAGCAAGGCAAGTATTATATCGTACATTTTAAAGAGTTGTTTGCTCTAGATGGCAAACCTACTAATTTTGCTGATACAGATATTTCTAGACGCAACACTATTGCTAATCTTATTGCTGAATGGGGTTTAATTAAGCTTGTAAATGCAGATAAAACAGCTGAGCCGGTTTCCCCGTTAAGTCAAATTAAAGTATTACCGTACAAAGACAAAGATGAGTGGAATCTGGTAGCGAAGTATAATATAGGACGTAAAAAATAAGGGTGGAAATATATTATGTTTTCTAAAAGTTTAGATGATTATATTGTAGTTGTTGAAAACGTTATTTCAAAAGAACTTAGAGAAAGTATTGTAACAGATTTAAAAAATAGTAGTTTTGTAACGCACAAATATAATGACGCTACTAATAATATAAAATATAATAATTTAAATAATCCAGAGTTTGAAATAAAATTTGATTACACAAATAAAGAATATGAAGATTTAGTATATAAATGTGTTGATGTTTATAGTAATAATATTTCGTCATTAGAAGGTGCATACTTAAGTAAAATAAGTAAACCTCGTTATAACAAATATAACAAAAATAATAATATGGAAATGCATGTAGATCATATCCATTCTCTTTTCGATGGTGAAAGAAAAGGTATACCTGCTCTCTCTATTTTAGGATTATTGAATGATGATTTTGATGGTGGTGAATTTGTAATGTGGGACGAAGATATGAAACTAAACGCTGGTGATATTATTATCTTTCCGTCTAATTTTTTATACCCACATAAAGTAAATACTATAACTAACGGTGAAAGATATTCTGTAATTAACTGGGCATGGTAAAAAAAATAGTTGCACTTAGCGTAAAAAAGCACTATATTATATAAATAGAGTTGTGAGTGCGGATAGTCCGGCTCACATTCTTTCTTGCTTGTAATAAAAGGAGAAAACTATGACAGGCATAAATACACTATTCCCACGTTCATCATTCGTAGGTTTTGATCACTTATTCAATGAGTTAGAGCACGTTGCTCGTCACGCTAATGATCATTATCCACCTCATAATATTCTAAAAACAGGTGATACAGATTATTTAATCGAATTAGCTGTGGCTGGTTTCTCTAGAGATGAACTAAACATTGAAGTAAAAGATCGTACATTAGTAATTACTGGTGAACATCTAAGTAAGGGTCGCGAGTATATTCATCGTGGTATTTCTACGAAGAAATTCAAACGCACTTTTAGGCTGTCTGAACACGTTCATGTAAACGGAGCGGATCTAGTGGACGGGGTATTGTCAGTAGAGCTGAAATATGTCGTACCCGAAGAACTGCGTCCTCGTAAAATCAACATTGGTCATTACGAGGGATTATCAAATGACACAACACATACTGACAATCAACAACTACTTACAGAATCCGATTGAGGGCCTTGTAAGTTATATTAAATCTGTACGTAAATCTTATGTATGGGCAAAACAAGTTAGACAAACAATTAAAGAACTTAATCAATTGTCTAATAAAGAGCTTCAGGATATTGGTATCTCACGTGGAGATATCTATGCAGTAGCAACAGGCGATCCATCTCTGAAAAGAGGAGTCAACTAATGACTGCGATTGCAATGAACTATGTAGTAAATCCTTTCGCTAACTTTGGTCGTGCATTTATGCGATCATGCGAAATCATTGGTTACTCTAGAGCTGCCGCCGCCTTGGCAAATCAGGGGTTACATGAAGAAGCTAAAAAGTGTATGCTAGAAATAGCTAAACTTAAAAAGTAAGGGTCACTACTTAATAAGTGCGCGGGAGGCCACGGTAAGCCCCCCAACCTATACAACACACACATAAGGAGACTATTATGTCTAATAAGAACCCATTCGAAATTCGTGCCGAGATGGTACAACTTGCAAAAGAATATATGGATAAGCAGCAAGAGATTAGCGTCCAGTTTGCTAAAGATATGTTTGAGCAAGGTAAGATGCAAACAGAGCAGTTTCAACAAGCTTGTCAAATGTACTCAGTAGAAGACATGATGAAAAAAGCTCAAGAAATGTATTCATTTGTATCTAAAAAAGATTGACTTCACTAACGAAGTATACTATACTAAGAGAGTCTTTCGGGGCTCTCTTTTCATTTAAGAAGGTTTATTATGGCTGAAGTAAAACTAATTCGTATGCAATCAGGTGAAGATGTGGTTGCTGAAATCGTCAAGTCGGACGATACTACAACAACGGTAAAGAATGCTATTGTTGCTATTCCAACTGGTCAAGGTCAACTAGGCTTTGCTCCTTGGACTCCTATTCTAGATAAAACTAAAAACGAAGTCGATGTTAAAAATACATTTATTGTGTTTATTGCTGATGTAGATAATGATGTCGCTAACCAGCATAAACAGATGTATGGCGGTGTAGTAACTGCTCCAACTAAACTAATCGTATAAGGTTTAAATGGCTACTTTTTATACATGTGTAGATCGTTATAGTAACGATATACTATTCCGTGGTTATAAAGACGGGGAACCTATCCGGGAACGTATTCAGTATAAACCTACTATGTACATTCCTGGTAGAGGTGACTCTCCTTATAAAACTCTTGAGGGTCGTCCTGTAGAGCCTGTTAACCCAGGTACTATGCGTGAGACTCGTAATTTTATTGATGAGTATAAAGATGTAGGCAACTTTAAGATATACGGTAATACTAACTATATTCACCAGTTTATCTCTGATGCGTTTCTTAAACGTGGCGTAGAGTTTGAACGTGATAAGATTAACGTTACTACTATCGATATCGAGGTTCAGTCTGATCAAGGCTTCCCTACTCCTGACGAAGCTAGATTTCCTATTACTGCTATTACTGTAAAGAATAATATCGATAATAAGTTCTATGTATGGGGTCTAGGTGAATGGAATGATCATAAGTCTGAGCTTAAAAAAGAGCTCGTTGATAGAGTAGTATACGTTCAATGCGATAAAGAAGCTGGTCTTCTTATGAAGTTCTTGAATCATTGGTCTAAGAATTATCCTGATGTATTGACTGGATGGAACTCTCGTCTCTTTGATACTACGTATATTGTTAATCGTATTGCGATGATCCTTGGCGAGGATATGAAGAAGAAGCTCTCGCCCTGGGGTATCATTAACGAGCGTAATATTGATATTGCTGGTCGTAAACACCAAGCGTTTGATGTGTACGGTATTCAGCAGCTTGACTATATGGACTGCTTTAAGAAATTTGGGTATACGTATGGTACTCTTGAATCATATAAGTTAGATCATGTAGCATGGGTTGTACTGGGAGAACGTAAGCTCTCCTACGATGAGTATGGTTCTCTCCATGCTTTGTATCAACAGAACCATCAAAAGTTTATCGACTATAATATTCGAGATGTTGATATCGTTGATCGTCTTGAAGATAAGATGGGATTGATTACGCTAACGATGACTGTTGCGTATAAAGGTCTCGTTAACTACGCTGATGCGTTTGGTTCTGTTGGTGTATGGGATGCCCTTCTATATAATGAGTTGCGTAAAAGAGGTATTGTAGTTCCTCCTAAACGTAATATTGTTAAAGAACGTAAGATTGAAGGTGCTTACGTTAAAGATCCTCAGAACGGTGCTCATGAATGGGTGATGTCGTTTGACCTGAACTCTCTATACCCTCATATCATTATGCAATATAATATGTCTCCTGAGACAGTTATTGATGATATGCAGTATGAAGCTAATGTAGATGATCTTCTGAAACGTACTAAGTATGATATTCCTAAAGACTATTGTATGACTGGTACTGGTCAATACTTTGATAAGACTAAAAAGGGTATTGTTCCTGAGATCATTCAAGGATTATATGATGAACGTACTGTCTTTAAACGTAAGATGCTTGATACTCAGCAAAGAGCTCAAGATGAAGGTGAGACATATGAGACTGAACGAGAGATTGTAACTCTTAATAATCAGCAGATGGCTGTAAAGATTCTTATGAACTCTCTTTATGGCGCTCTATCTAATGAATACTTTAGATACTATGATATGCGTGTTGCTGAGTCTATTACTGTCTCTGGCCAGCTGACTATTCGTTGGGCTGAAGATACTATCAATAACTATATGAATAAGATTCTCAAGACTGAGAATGAAGACTATGTTATTGCTATTGATACTGACTCTTTGTATATCCGAATGGGTAAACTAATCGAGCAAGTTGATCCTAAAGACCCTATTAAGTTCCTTGATAAGGTTGGTCAGGAGAAACTAGAACCTTTACTTGCAAAAGCGTATGATGAACTCTATGAGTATATGAATGCGTATGAGCAGAAGATGGTTATGGCTCGTGAAGTTATTGCTGATAAAGGTATCTGGACTGGTAAGAAGCATTATGCGTTAAACGTATATAATAATGAAGGTGTTCAATATAAGGAACCTAAGTTAAAGATTATGGGTATTGAGGTTGTACGCTCTTCTACACCTCAACCTTGCCGTGATATGCTTCGTGAGACTATTAAAGTTATTATGAATCAAGATGAAGAAGCTACTCAAAAGTTTATTGAAGAGTGTCGTACTAAGTTCATGAGTCTTCCTGCTGAAGATATTGCTTTCCCTCGAGGTGTAAGTGATGCTAATAAATGGAAAGATAGAGCTTCTATCTATAAGAAGGGTACTCCTATTCATGTAAGAGGTGCTCTCCTATACAACCATCACCTAAATAAAAATGGACTAGTACAAAAGTATGAAAGCATTTTCTCTGGAGAGAAGATTAAGTTCTGCTACTTGAAGATGCCTAATTATATACAGGAAAACGTAATCGCTTTCAATAGTGTTATACCTGATGAGTTTAATATACGAGAGTTCGTTGATTATGATAAGCAGTTTGATAAAGCTTATATTGAACCTCTCAAGAATATCTTAGACGTTATTGGGTGGAGTACAGAGAAGCGAATGACCTTGGAGGACTTTTTTGCATGAGTAACTGGGTAGACGATTTTGGCTTTGCAGCCGTAGACGAGATGCCTCAACAGCAACCACTGCAGATAGATACATCACCTATTGCAGAAGATGTTGAAGGTATTAATGATAATGTATTGCGTATTGAGAAGTCAGTAATGGCTTTTCAAACACTATTAAATCAATTAAACCAAAAGCTTGATAGTATTATTACTACCGATGAAGAGAATGAAGAAGTAGTTAAACAGCGTAAATTTTATATGGACGCCTTAGCTGATCAAAAAGTAAAAGCTATGGCTGATATTCTTGGACCGCTTCTTTCAAGTTTATATCGAACACAAAATCAAGCTTATATTCACTGGCCGAATAGAGGACCTGTTATACAAGAACAAATGGATAAGATGAAAGCAATTCTTGACGGTTCAGCATTCGAAGGAGAAAGTTAATGAAAAACTGGATTATTAAACGACTAGGTGAACGCACTACTTTGGATGGTGCTGTATTAGTAGGTGCTGGTGTAGCATTTTTAATCTTTAAACCTATTGCATCTCTTGTAGCATATGGTGCGATTGCTTATGGTGCATGGACTATTTGGAAAAAAGAAGCTTGACTTCTGGATTAATTCCATCTATAATATAATTATATTTTAAACTATGAGGTGATTATGTCCGACTTTTTCCGTACTATGGTTAAAGACCTGAATGATGAAAATACTAGTATTGCTGAAGACGGGCTTAATAGCTCTGAGTTTTCTGGTACTGTAGATACTGGTTGTTATATTTTAAATGCCGCTCTTAGCGGTTCTTTGTATGGCGGTGTTCCTAATAATAAGATTACTGCTTTTGCTGGCGAGTCAGCTACTGGTAAAACGTTCTTTGTTATGGGTGTTGTTAAGCAGTTTCTTAATGATAATCCTGATGCTGCTGTATTCTATTTTGATACCGAAGCTGCTGTTACTAAAGAGATGATGAAGTCTCGAGGTATAGATACTAATCGAGTTATTATTTCTGAGCCTGAAACTATTCAGAAGTTCCGTCATACTGCATTGCAGATTATTGATAACTACTCTAAGACTCCAGAGAAGCAACGTCCTCCTATGATGATGGTTCTCGATTCTCTTGGTCAGCTGTCTACTACTAAAGAAGTAGAAGATACTGCTTCAGGCTCTGAGACACGTGATATGACTAAAGCTGCTGTATTGAAGGCTACGTTCCGTGTACTTAATCTTAAACTTGCTAAAGTAAATGTACCGTTGCTAGTAACTAATCACGTTTATGATGTTGTTGGTTCTTATATTCCTATGAAAGAGATGTCTGGCGGTTCTGGTCTTAAGTATACTGCTTCTCAGATTGTATTCTTAGGTAAGAAGAAAGAGAAAGACGGTCAAGAAGTAATCGGTAATATCATTAAAGTTAATATGATGAAGTCTCGATTTACTAAAGAGAATAAAAAGATTGAAGTACTTCTTACATATGATAAAGGTCTTGATCGCTACTATGGTCTCTTGCAATTAGCTGAGAAGTATAATATTATTAAGAAGGTATCCACTCGATACGAGCTACCTGATGGTTCTAAAGTATTTGGTAAAGCTATTAATAAGAATCCAGAGAAATATTTTACAGAAGATATTATGGCTCAACTAGAAGAAGCTGCTAAGAAAGAGTTTATGTATGGCGCTGGTAATGAGTCAGAAACTGAAGGCTATGATTTGAGTGAGTATGAAGATGAACCTATTCTTTCCAACAACAGTGATTGATAATGTTTTTGAAGCACCTGCTAGTATCAGAGAGTTTGCTTTAAAACAAGAATATCAAACTGATCCGAATGGAATGTACCCAGGTAAAAGAACAGAAATGTTAAATACATTATTACCTGAAGTACATCATACTATTACTACAGCTGTGCTATCTTTGTTCTATGATCTACAAAACACTAAGATAGATTTAAACGCAAGAAGTTATTTTCAATTGATTGACTCTACATACGGCGACGGCTTTGTACATCAAGATGAAACAGTTGTATCAAGCATTATCTATTTAAATAACGATCTTCCTAGCGGTTTTGGTACGTCTGTTTATGATAAAGCTACCCAAGCTGTTGATCCAAGTTATATTAAAAAAAGAGTGGATAAATGGAAAACTGAAACTATAGATAATGAACACTCTTATAATAGAGAAAAAAATAATTCTCAATATAAAGAATCTATAAGAGTAGAAAATAAGTATAATAGAATGATTTCATTTGACGGTCACTTATCTCATAAAGGTAATGGTATTGAAGGTAATTATCCACCAAGATTAACTATAGTTCATCTTATTGATAGAGTGTATGTATCAGAAAGCCCGGTACAGAGAATGCATAGATTAGCAGCGCGATTGTAAGGATATATTATGGAAAATGATGTAACAGATATCTATGAAATAGCTTTCGACGAAGCTAATCATAATACTGCTCCTATTAGAATCTTAAAAGGTAAGTTTAAAGATTTTGTATATAAGTATGGTACTATTCAAGTAGGCAACTTCGATGAAGAAGATGAAAACGTACCTCTTAAATATGATTATGAATTACTTGAAGCACCTGAGAGCTATGACGTAGAAGATGAAGAAACTGAACAACAAGAATTTGAACAGTTGATCGGTGACGTACTTTATGATATAATTGTGAATTCAGATACAGTAAAAGAAGCAACAGATGGCAATAGAAACAACGATACTGAGTAGTATTGTAAAAGATGAGCAATATGCTCGTAAAGTTATTCCTTTTCTTAAGGAAGAATATTTTCAAAATGTAGCTGAACGAATTGTACTCAAGAAGATTAACGAGTATATGGATAGCTATAACAAAGCTCCTACATCAGATACTCTACTAATCGAACTTGGTAACGATACTTCGTTAGTAGAGTCTGATTATACTACTAGTATTACGCTAGTAAAAACTTTCTCTGAATATAGTGAAGATCATGATAGAGACTGGCTTGTAGATAAGACTGAGCAGTTCTGTCAAGAGAAAGCCGTTTATAATGCTATTATGGAATCTATCCATATTATCGATGGTAAAGCTGTAAATAAAGCTAAAGACGCTATTCCGTCTATTCTGTCAGACGCTCTTAGTGTAGCGTTTGATAATAATATTGGTCACGACTTTCTAGAAGACTGGATGACTCGTTATGATTTCTATCATACTGTAGAAGAGAAAGTACCTTTCGATATCGACTACCTGAATAAGATTACTAAAGGTGGTGTATCACGTAAGTCGTTGAATATTATTCTTGCTGGTACTGGTGTTGGTAAGTCTCTTGCGATGTGTCATTTCGCTGCTAATAATCTGATGGAAGGTAAGAACGTACTCTATATTACTATGGAGATGGCTGAAGAGAAGATTGCTGAGCGTATCGATGCTAATCTCTTAAACGTTACTATGGATGAACTAGAGACTCTACCTAAGATGATGTACGATAAGAAGATTGCAAAGCTTCGTGAACGTACTACTGGTAAGCTTATTGTAAAAGAGTTTCCTACTGCATCAGCTCATGCTGGCCACTTTAGACATCTAGTTAATGAATTAAAGATTAAAAAAGGCTTTGAACCTGATATTATCTATATTGACTATCTAAATATCTGTGCCTCATCTCGTATGAAAGGTGTAGGTGGATCTGTTAATACATATAGTTATATTAAATCTATTGCTGAAGAATTAAGAGGACTAGCAGTTGAAAAAGACGTACCGATCTTCTCTGCAACGCAGACGACGCGCTCTGGCTATACTAACTCGGATGTTGGGCTTGAAGATACGTCCGAGTCTTTTGGACTACCCGCTACCGCGGACTTAATGTTTGCTATTATCAGTACTGAAGAGTTAGAAGCTCTTAATCAAGTAATGGTAAAGCAGCTTAAGAATCGTTATAATGATCCTACTCAGAATAAACGCTTTGTTGTAGGTATTGATAGAGCTCGTATGCGACTATATGATGCTGAAGAATCTGCTCAACATGATGTTATGGACGGTCCTGCTGTTACTGCAGACGTACCTGTCTTTGATAAAGGTATAAATAAGTTTGAACAGAAAGACTTTAAAGCGTTATTCACATGAGTCAATTGCATGGCGGTAAAGGAAGTAAGATGAGACCAGTATCTGATCGTAATAAATTTAATGATAACTGGGATAGAATCTTCGGTAAGAAAGAACCTATCGTAGATGAAGATGGTACCGTACACGATAAGTGCGGTACCCCTGACTGCTGTAGTAAATGCGCCGCCGCTGGTGAACATTTACATAAAGAAATAAAAGTTCCAGAAAAGTAAAAAAAGTAGTTGCATGTTATCTCGTTATTTGCTATAATTAATATAAGAAATGAGGAGATATACAATGACAAAGTTCAATAAATCAGATTTTTCTTACCATGGCGGATATCTAATGTATCGCGGAGATTACGCAAACCGCCCAGTATACGAAGCTGGTAAAAACGTTCATCCTTCAAACGTTGGTCGCGGTATTGATCTCTTTATTGCTCGCTTTAAGTATCGTGGTAGTCCTATTAAAATGGGAGCTTTTAAAAAGTTTCTCATTAATAACTTTACAGTAGAAGAGTATGTTGAAGCTCGTAGTAAAGACGGTCTAGACAGTTCACCGCTACGTATCTTAGAAAGCAAAGGATTCACAGTATGATAGAAGTATCAGTAATTGAAATAGAATATGATGGAATGGAAGCTCCTCAAGGGTTTTCTGATCCTATAACTGATCTGGATTACGAATCAGAACAACCATAAAAAGTTGCAATAAGTAGTTGCACTCTTGGTAAATAGGCATTATATTATAGATATGAATGAGGAGATACATCATGTTTAAAGTA